AAATGAATCCTTGCGCCCCTGATCTGCCTTCGTCTTGGGGTTAGGCGCTGGCGCCTTCAAGTTAGAACCCGTTGCGGCATTGTACTTAGCGCGGCCCTTCTCGGTCAAGCCAGCACCTTTGCTGACCGGCAACTTTTCGCCTCGGCCAACGCTTAAGGACACACTCTTTTTAGCCATTACGATCCCATCCAAGAAGTTGCAACCACGCCTCTGCCATTGTACGTGCGGCGCTGCGTGGATTCACGCGCCTCACGGTGGGCTACTGGGAAGGCAAAAGTGACGCATATAGCGTCAGCCGCATCAGGCGAGGCCAATCCGCGTGCCTTCATGTCCTTTTTCGACTCCAAAAAGATAGTCCCTTTGGAGTCGGGCTTCATCATAGGCGAAATTAAATCAGTTTTAAGAAACCTGTCAAGCGGGATTGAAGCAGTTTTCAGCCAATCCTTCATTTTGCCCCACATTTCGGCCCTTTTGTTGCCATACATGACCGGATTTGCCGATTTATTGCCAAAGTTGACACCTTTGATTTTGTACCTTTGCTCTTTCAAACGATCCACAATACCCGCCCCCAAGCCGCCTTCGTCAATCACGACCAGCGCGGGCTTGTATTCTTCAATTGCCTCAATCACATGACCCACAACGGTCATGGTGTCGTCGCCCCTGTGGCGCTGAATGGCAATAATGTCGCGCCCTTGGCGCACGGCAATAACTGTTGCATCCGCGCCAAAGCGGGCTGGGTCTACGCCGATCACAATTGGGGCTGACTGATCCTGATATTTAGGCCGCTTCATCGCCTCGTCCACAAGACTGGCCGAGATGAACTGATCGTCACCCTCGGACGGGAACTGACCGTACACCTCGACGTGCGCTTGGCTAGAATCAGCACCGTATTCGTCAATGATCTGCTGGTAGACCTGTTTGTCCGTGCCTTCGACCGTGCGCGCGTCCACCACCTTGGTCGTCCAGAACTCCCGCTTGCTATTAAACGCTTCGTAGAAGTACCCAGTGTTGCGCCGTGGGTTGCTAAACGCCATCCAGAATCTGTTAGGCGTGTTCTCTGTAAAGAATCCACTGGTCACCGCCCAGATGCTGTCGTCAATACCTGACGCCTCGTCGAACACGACCAGCACACCGTCAAAGTTGTGAACACCCGCGTAAGCGTCGGGATTCTCCGCTGACCACAGCCGTCCCTCAACGCCCCAGTAGCGCGTGCCCTTTTTAAGATCACGCTCGACCAATTCCGTGAGCCACTTGGCTGGCATCAGTCTGGTGGCCGACACCTCAAACCAGTGGCTGTTAAGCGCCATCGCCAGCCACTTGGTAATCTCGGCCCATGTGACTGACCTTAGCTGAGACTCACTGTTGGCTGAGATGATGGTCGTGGAGCCGATGCGGGTTGTGAGCATCCAGATCGTGATCCATGAGACTAGGGCCGACTTACCAATACCGCGTCCACTACTTACGGCGTGCCGTAGTGTATTGAAGTCTAGCTTGCCTTTGTTCTGGGTGATGTGGTCAGCAATATGCGTCAGCACTTCACGCTGCCATTTGCGTGGGCCTTTGAAGTGTTCTAGCGGTGTGCCAGGCTGGCCCCAAGGAAACGCAAACATTACAAACGCCAACGGGTTGTCCTTGATCGCTGGCGCCCACAATCGCGCCATGAGTTCCTGTTCGTCTTCAGCGCTGTATATGGTCGATTGCATGGATTGTTGGCTCGATTATTGTTGCGTCTTCGACTGTGAGCGCTCGCTTGGTTGCCTCGGCCAGCGCGCCAGTGATGGAGATGCGCTGGTCGACCTCGACCGAGATAGCTTGCTTGGCCACCCAGCCGTGTTGATGTCTGAGGATTTCTAACGCCGACTTAGCGTCGCCCTGCAAGGCGGCAGACCGGAGGACGTTGGCCATCTCTATCTCAGCGTCTGCCTTGCCCTTTTGCGCGGCAAGTTCCACCACGGGGTCAAGTTGCGTGAGTTGTCTGTATTCAATAGGCAGCATGCCTGCGGCTAACGCCAGTGCGTCGCCTTTGAGGCCCAGCTTGGCCGCGTCATATATCGCCTTCAAGCGCGACTCGGTTGCTTCGACCTTGCGCGGTGTAAATGGAATCGAATGGAACATGTGTTCTCCATGCAGTTTGCACGTGGTGCGAGTTTACAACAAAAAATAAAAAATTGTTCGTGAACGCTACGTTTTTGCTGGCCCTTTGCGCTCGGCCCTACCCCCTCCCCCTTCGGATCTTTTGCAGCATGCCACGCGCCCGTGTGGGTCATGTGGACAATGTGGACCATCAGTTTTAAGTCACATGGCCACGCAAGCCACAAGCCTGCGCGCTACCTGGTGTGGACAATGTGGACAATCATTTTGCAATAGTCCACATGACCCACATTTTTCTTTCGCGCCAGTTCTTTCTTTTTGCGTGGGAATTCCCTGCGCGTGGATTTGTGGACAATGTGGACCATTTGGACCATCGTTTTAAATCGGCGCCGGATGAGGCGTCAACCTAGCGTTACACACACCCATACATATATCTCTACTTCAAACTTTTATCTTTTTTTTATTATCCACATTGTCCACAACACTTCGCAGACCGCGCCGTTGCTTGGTTTGCGTGTGGACAATCGTCAACCCTCACTAAGTCCACATTCTTATCCACGCATGGTCCACAAACCTAGGGAAAGTCCTATGTAAAATATTTGTTGACAAGATGTGCAGCATGCAAAGAATTCGTTTACAATGTGTTACCGCGACAAAAACACGCGGTAAAACCTAAAGTAAACGAAAGGCAAACATGTACACATTAGATGAATTGAAGGCCAAAGACTTTGGCGAGTGGGACTTCTACGCATTCGACGACGCTGAAACAGTCGGCGAATTCTGCGCCGACGGCGACGGTTTCGTTTCCGTGCAAGTGCAGAAAGACGGATCAATTCGCCTGCTTGATCAAGGCGAATACATGCGCGACTTGTCGTCTGACATTGATGAGGCAATCAAACAAGCCACCGAACACTTGCGCGAACAATGGCCCAACATCTATTCAATGTGGTTCGAAGGATCTGAGCAATGAAAACCGCCTCATGGGTCATTGTCGACAAGCAAACAGGCGCGGCCTTGTTTGAAACATTCCAAGCCTCAATCATTCCAAAGATCAACACCGCGCGCTATGAGGCGGTGCCTATCCTCACTTACTTGCAAGGACTAAACAAATGAAACACACCATTCTTGACATTCTCGCCGCCGTGGCCATTGGCCTTCTCTTAACTGTAGGCGCATTGGCCTACTTCGACATTCTTTGGAGTTAATCATGAACTTTGTACTAATTCAAAACGTAAACGACGAACCCGTCTATGCCATCGAGTTAGACGGCGCGACTATCTTTAACCCTAATTTCAGCGAATGCGGGCGCTTTGCAGTCAACCCTAAAGAACATTACGGACTGGACCAAAAAACTGTAGACGCATTGGCCATGCTCAATGCTCATTTCGGCTATTCAACGGAGTGCTAAACCATGACACATTCCATTTGCTTTGCTTATCCATGCTCCGACTTAGCCGACCGCGTCGGTCGGTCTGCCTTTGTCGTTGAACATGGCCAGTCGGCCATGGCCTTCGACTCATACGAATCTGCTTGCGACTATGCCAGCGACCTTGGCACGGCGCCCGACCACATGTCAATCGACAACCCCAAAAATGCGGCCATGCTTCACACGGCCATTCTTGCAAGCCTGCGCCACATCAGACTGGCGTCAATTTAAGGAGACACACAAATGTTCTATGTAACTATGACCGACAAATTTATGAGCGGTTGGGGCTACGCCAAAGGCCGTACCAACAAACTGATCATTGAGTGCGACACCATCGACGAGGCCGCGCAGATTGAGCGCGCCGCCCGCCAACGCGCCGAAATGAAGTATGTCAACATCTGCACACGCCGCCCGCGCTACGGCGCGCATGTCTTGGAGTCTTGGAAGACTTACGCCGACATGACTGGATGGAGGGCTTGAACATGGACCGCTACGAAGAAATGCGCCGCAATAACGGCGAGGCGCCTAAAGAGATTGACCGCGACAGGTTTTGGTATTTGCTAGAAGTGCTGCCGCCTGCCAAGTGGACACGCCGAGGCAGTAGTGAATCGTTTATGGTCATTGAATGCGAGACCGCCAACCTTTACACATGGTGCGCGCGCATAGGCGAGCGCTATTACGAAATGATTGCACCCAACGACTGCAATCACTTTGACATTCTTAACCTTATTGCCATGCACTTGCCAGAGGAGGCTACACCATGACAGTCGCAGAACTAATCCAACAACTTCAACAATGTGACCCAACCCTCCAGGTTTACACATTCAATGACCACGACATCCACGCCATTGCTTATGTCGACGGCAGTATGGACGAATGGGTACATATTAACTTAGGAGCAGAACAATGACCGACGTCAAACATTACGACCGCACAACGGTCACCTTTCACCGTGGCAATGCGTTCACGCCGGAAGGCGTGGATGCTGCACCCTTTGCCACATTCACCATGAACGACTTGGTGGACCGCGACTTAATCGACGCCATCTGCGCCTTGGTGCGCGAACACACAAATAAGGCACACGCCGACTTTTGCAACATTAAATTAACAACTGAAGATTGGGATGTATAACATGATTGACTTAACAAAATTGACGCCAGACGAAGCAGAGGCCATTGCACACGCTGAGGGCTTTACGGGTATTGCTGCCATGTTCGCACAGATTGCGGATCTGCAACACGCCGTCTATGCCCTCTTAGACGCCATCGAAGACGGCGACACAGAGAAGTTGGCCAAGGTTACATCAGACGCTAGGGAGTTACTGCCATGAACAAGACCATAGCAGAGGCGCTCGCGCCTTTTAGACCCCTGACCTATACCGAACACTATTACATCGACCTTGGTTATAGGCATGAGCAGGGAAAGGCCGAAGAATACGAATACAAGGCGGCCATGGCCGAAGGGCCAGAGGCGCGCCGCCTTATGAATCGGGGCGCGTTGGAGGCCATGACAAGGAGTTATTGATGGTTCTATTGATCGCGGTTATAATGGCCGCGCTACTGGCCATTCTCCTTGATCTGTAGCGTTGCCACACCTCATAAGCCCCTAGCAATAGGGGCTTTTTTTATTTGACCAACCTAACAGACATTGGCGATGGCACATCTTCAACAAGGCGGCGCAGTTCAGACTTGGACACATCGACCATATCTGGCGCGCAGAAAATATGCTTTTTAGAGTCAAACTCCCGCGACTTCAATCTGCCCATGTCAACCCATCCCGCCTCTTTCAGGGCATGCAACAAGGCAGGCTGCGGAACTTTTACGCCAGACGGCGCGGCGCCCGCTAGGCGGTCACAAAGCGCATGGAAGGGAGACGCCACCACACCCTTAGAAAACTCACCCATGCGGGTACGCATTAACTCGACAAGATAACTTTCGGCCATGCTCATACCATGCTCAACCAAGTTCATCTTGAATTCGGTCAACATGGGGGCTGCACCAGGATTAAATGCGGCCACATCACGCGAAGCAAGCCAACCGCTAATGGCCGCAAAGCCTCCCGCCTTGTACCACTTCCACATCTTTTCAGCGGCCTGCGCGGTCATGCGCGGCGCGTGCGACCACACGCAAAACCAACGGCGGTCTTGCGAGTCCAGACTAATTGGCACAGGGTCATTAGAAAACGCCAACACAAACACGCGATTGGCCATCTGGTAGGGGTGTAGGCCCTTGCGGTTAACTGTCAGCATCTCAGGAGGCGCGGCGATGATGGGCTTGAGTTTGTTGGCCAAGGCCCTGCGCTCCTTGGCGTCTGGTTCTTTCAACTCGTTCAAGATCAGGATCTCAGACTCAAGGGCATATCCGAACTGCGACGACATGGTGTCGTTGTCCAGCAGGCCACGATTCTTAAGGTGTGGGCCACAGACGGCCCAGATGAACGGCGCCCACATGGTATCTTTGCCAGACCCTTGATCGCCGCCATGCAACACGGCATGGTTGATCTTGGTCTCAGGGTGCTGCACCTTAAACGCCATCACGTCAAAGATGTGTTCTAACTCGTCAGCGTTAGGCACTAGCGCCCTGCAATGCTCAAGCCAAGGGGTCACATCACCAGACCCGACCGCAGGGCGCGCATCGCGCCAACGATTGCCATACAGATCACCATCACGGGCCACAATGACCGACTCGCCTGCTGCGTATGTAATGCCGACAAGCGCCTTTGCGCCCATGGTCTGGCGGTTCTCGTCAAAACTAACAGACGCCTCGACTTTAGGGTTTTTACCATGTATGGACTTGCAGGGGATGTGACGGAACAAGGCGTTAAAGGTCTGGCGGGAGATCTCACGGCGGTCCTGCATATCAAAGTAGGACTCGTCGTCTTGGATGTACGCAAAGCGCTCATACCATTGCGACTTCTCGACACGGCCCAGCTCCTTGCGCTCGACCTCGGCGATCACGGCTGCGGCGTCATCTGTGAACATATCGGAGGGCGTCAACTTGGACAACGCCTGATCCATGGCCATGGTCAGCAGTTCTTCACGAAGTCCAGGCGCATGCTTGGGGCCGCCATTGTCTGACACCCACTTAAGGAACGCGCTAGAGTCGACTTCAAGGCAATGACTATGCAGACAGCAATACGCACGATTGGCGGGCATGTAACGGCCTTCTGGGTTGCCGTCGGTATGCTCGGCTGAGTTAGGGCAGATCACGCCTGCCCAGCCCTCAGCGTTGGGTTTAGACAACAGCAGACCCTGACCCGACAACCACGCCATCACATCGTCTGCGCCGTCGTCTGTTAATCGAATGGGCTTAACACCTACTGAGTCAGCAGGCGCGGGAACAACGTCAAGCGCTGCACAGATCTGCTCAAGCGTAAATTCGCGCTCTGGGTGAAACTCGACCAACTTAGATGCAAAGTTGTTGCGGTCTGGTTTCAAGTTGATCGAACCAGGCAGGCGGAAGTTACGCACGGCATTGATCGCGCCAGAGTCGGTGTAGCCTGCATCGGCAATGGCTTTGATGGCCGCGCTGAAATCCATCTTTGTAGGTTGTTCTGAGAAGGCGTAGCCCCATTGGAACGAACCCTCTGAGGTTTCCATCTTCCAAGTCGGCTCAAGAGGCGGGGTCTTGGCCTTTGTGCCCACATCGTCAAGCACCATCACAAGCACATACTCGCAGTAAGCCGCGCCTGCTGACACATGACCATCCTTGAAACGGTCAACGATAAACGACGCGGTGTTGCCGTAGATTGCCCAGTCTTTTTTAATCTTGGCGTCAGGCAACATGGCGGGCCATGTGCATTTGATCGCGCCGTCTGCATGAAACTGCAACTCACCATCCTTGAGCATAGGTTTCTGACGCACGATCAGCGCAGTCTCACCCTCTGGGGCCAAGGACACTAAAAATTCAAGAAAGTTCATTTGCCATACCTTTTCATAGTTTCAACTTCAGCGGCCAAGGGCAGGCCATCTGCCCACTCTGGCGCTGTACACATCACACGTTTTAAATTTTCTGCCGCTTCTGGGTCGGCTGTTTCGACAACGATTTCATCATGCACATGGAGCACGACGTCATCGAGTTGTCTAAGGGAATGTCGGAGTAAGTCATTGGCGACCGCCTGCGTCACATTTTCACATGCCAAGCCTTTCCAAAGGCGGGCGCGTGGCCATTCTTTTGCATCTTGCGCGGGCTTCCATGCCGCCTTGGCATAACTGACGCCCTCTGATTCCAGTTTGGCATAGGGGTAGCACAAGATCCGGCCAGAGGGTAGGGCATACCATAGGTGTTGACCGTCAAACAAGTATGTGATACGGCCAGCCTTAAATTCACGCCCCTTGTTTCTCATTGCGCGGGTATAAGCCTCCTCCAGAGCCGACCAATAAGGGACAGACCAAGGATTAGCCCGCCTCCAGCCATCAACCATCCGTTTGGCGACAGGTTCAGGTAAGCTGATCCCATAAGCCCGACCCATAGCAGCGAAAGCCCCAACACCACCGGCGAATCCACAAGCCAATTCTTGTACTTTTCCAATCTGTCGTTGATCTTTGGTGACGTCTGCCACGCGAACATTGAAGGTTGCGGCGGCGTTGACTTTATAGACATCTTCCCCAGTTCGGAATAGTTCCAGTTTATCGGCGCCTCGCCCTGAAAGCCACGGGTTGACTCGCGCTTCGATGGCCGCCCAGTCTGCCACGACAAAGTGCTTGCCTGTTGCAGGGACGAGCGCTGGTCTAAGCATTCCCTTAAGTACATCGGTAACGCGCTTTCCATACCGAGGCACGATTGCGTGTCCTCTGACCATGGCTTGCCTGACGTCTTCTGGTTCGTCAGCGCACTTGCGTGTGAAGTTGTGGACTTGGGCGCCGTAGGATGATGCTCGGCCTGTTGCTGAACCGCCAGCAAATACGAACGCTCCGCGTACCCTCTGATCCTCCTCATCCGCCAGACAGCTAAGTCGGTTGAACTTTGCCACCGAAGACGCCCAGAGGTCGTCGGCGCATTGGATAACTTCTTGGACATCGGCAGGGACTTCATCGGGGTTCTCCATGAGTAAAAGATTGGCTCGTACAGTTTTGTCAATGGAGTACTTGCCATCCTTCTCCATCAACTTCTTGGCTTCATCGCCCACGCGCTCAAGCACCCACTCACGCATGCGTGGCGACCTGACGCTAGTGATCGCGCCGCCCGTGACTTCCTTGACAATCTGCTCGATCTCAATCAGTTCATCGGAGGCAAACTTAACGGCTGCTTGGCATAGCGGCACATCGACCAACACGCCGCGATCATTGATGCGCTCGTTGACGTGGTAGTCTGTAAGTTCTTCGGCAGACAAGTCGCGCATGGCCTTGCTGATCGCACGCATGGCGCGCACGTCTTGCTCACAGTACTGGATCATCTCGGCCATGAGTTCAGGCGAGTCTTTGAACGGCGGCACGCACATCAAGCGAATTAATTGCGCGCCCCTGTGATCTTTTTTCATAGACGCGCCAGCAAAGCGGCCAACGTCCTCAAGTGAGCCAGGCGCGCAGTTGGCGCGGGCTTGTGTGGCCGTGCAGTAGAACTGCTCCAACTTAAAATTGATCTGCAACACATACCAAAAGATCAAGCGCTCAAACGCAGCGTTATGCGCCCTGATCTGGCCGGTGTAGTTGCGAACGCGCTCAGGGAAGGGCTGGGACGGCACCCATGTCACCACTTCCTCATCGTCGAAAGCGTAGGACATACACAGCACGTCGGTGCTTGCATCTTGCGCGTAGTTGTATACGCCTTTAGAGCGTAGGTCGCATGTACTGCGTGTCTCGAAGTCAACCCACAATGTCATAGTGAGCAGACCCTGCAAGTAGGTGCATTGCCATCACCGCGAATCTTGCGGCCTTTCTCAAACTCAACGGCCAAGTCTTTGAGCGCAGCAGGCCACGCATCACGCTGTGGTGATCTGAACGTGTGGCCGAGCTTCTCCTCGATGGCCACACCCCTTGCATATTCTTCAGGGTAATCACGCCAGAGGTCACGCCACTCGCCCAGACGCTGATAAGGGCACACGGCGCAGTCGGTGCGACGCGGTATTGACACGCCGCGCTCACCTAAGTATTTCCAGACGTCTGCTTCTTTCCAGCCCCACTCACGCATGGGAAAGCGAATCTTCATGTCTTCGCCGTAGATGCCGCGCCTGGCTTCTTCGTCAGCGCGCAGGCCAACGTACAAAACAGAACCTTCGGGCAGCGATTCAAAATATTTGATAGTCGGCTCGATCTTGAGGATACGAGTACACCAGCGCGCCCTGAAGTTGGGCAACATCTGCATCTCGTCAATCAGGCCGTACAGATCGGTCGTGTGACCGACGCGTTTGATAGGCAGGCCGAGCATGCGCTCCAGCTTTGCCCAATGCTCAACCATCTCAGGCAACTCGTTGCCCGTGGCGTTGCAGATTAGTTCATACTCACGCGGCTCGACTTCCATAAGCCGAAGCGCAAGCGCTGTGGAATCTTTTCCCCCACTCAGACCAATAACGTGCTTCATAAGCGTCTCCTTTCCAAAGCCCCCTGTCACGGGGCTTCAGAAAGTTAAGCGCTACGGCGGCGGCGTGAAGGTGCTGCTTCTGGCTCTGGTTTAACTTCAGGCGACTCGCCATCCATACTGACCCACTCGACAATCTCAAAGACTGGCGTGTAAATCTTGCCGTAGGATTTGTGAGCGTAGTGGTCTTTCTTCAGACGCACGACAGGCACTGGCTTGGTTTGGTCTTTCTCGACTTGCTCTGCCAGAGCAACAGCCAAGGTTTGAACTGCGCGCTTGCCGCCCACTGACGTGGTGGTGAAGCGTGCTTCCATGCCCTTGTCTTCGCCGCTGATGCACTTCAAAGACATGCCAACTTGGCTCTCCCAGCCCTTTTTGGCTTGAGGGGGCGCCTCATCTAAAGCAGGCAAGGGATTGCTAACGCTGGTCATTTTCTCGCCCAACACTTCGCCATCGCCCCAAGCAATAAAGCCGTGGACAAAGGAGAAAGGATTGACAGCCCAAACAGCGTCGTCTTCGACTTCAGTTTGATCTGCACCAAAGACCCAGTGACCAGTTTTGTCCATCTTGAGGATGACAACACCGGCTGGGCCGACTTCGGCTTGGATCGAACGCAAAGCGCTAGACAAGGTTGAAACGGCGGGGAGGTTTGCTTGAGAGAAGGTTACTAAACTAGACATGATTTTCCTTTACTGGATTTTAGAAAGGGCAGCAGATAACTGTTTGCCCAAGAGCATCACTTCGGGTCGTGGGTCATCCACGCTTGCCAAAGTGTTACCTGACGAGATGGCGACCACGAGGTCTTCTGGTAGGCCGAGCTTGCGTTTCTTCAACGCCTTCTCGGCCTTCGCAGGGGAGACGACAGAAGTCTCCATCACTTCAGATTCTGTGAGGCCGTATGCGAACAAAGCGACTTTGGCTTTCTCCTCATCCGACCATGACCTGATGGCACGCTTGGCCACCAGTTTGTATTCAGGCAACTTGGCGCCAGACTCAAGCATTTGCAATGCAAGGGCGCGTAAGTCTTTGATCCAATCCTCAAGCATGTCAGCGTTCTTGAGATAAGCGCTGATCTTGGGCGCGTCTAAATTATCAAGTTGCACCTTCAATGCGCGGTCTACTGCGCCGGTCATCTTAGGACAGATAGGCTTGGCCGCGCACCAACGGCAATGGTCACCGACGGCCAATGGCGCGTCTGGCTTCATAGCTGTTTTGACTGCGGCGTACAACTGCACTTCAAACTCCCAAATGCGCTTTGGTGTTGTCACCCAGCGGCGTACTTCAGGGGGCTGGACAATGACCATTTCGATCTCAGTCACGCCCTCAAACGCCCACTGCGCTTCGGGTGTACGCATAGCGGCGGCGGCGTAGAACATCAACTGTGGGTTTTCTTCCACCTCGACCATGACACCATCACCGAATTTCCAATCAAGAACGACGGCGCGATTACCAAGGCGGCCAATAAGATCAGTAGAACCAAACACGCCAGGAAGCAGATCACCAAAACCAACTCTAGTCTCTGCCTCAATTTCCATCTTATGCTCGGGGTCGATGATGTCAAGGGCGCGCAAGGCTGGCAGAATCTTTTCTTCCACCAATTCAAGCGTAAGAATTTGATCTTCATAGCGTGTGCCAATGTAATATTCTGGCGGCTCCTCGCTCATGATGAGTTCAGCCATGACGTTGTGTAGGAGTGTGCCTTCGTCAGCGTATTTGCTTGAAGGCTTAGGGGGCATCTTTTGCACCAGCGCCACACTGCCTGGGCAGTTGATGACGCGCTTGGCTGTTGAGCCGCCTACGATGTTTGAGTGTTGCACTTTACTGTCCTTTAGTTAATGAGCTTTTAATGTAGCACAAAAATAATTGTTGTGCAAATCTTTTTTACATGTATACTTTGCGGCATGCGTGAAAAAGAAATTGAAATTTATTTTGACTGGGCGGTGCAGAGCATTGGCGGCAGGACTTGGAAGTTTACTTCGCCTGGACGCAAAGGTGTAGCAGATCGCATTGCGTGTTTACCCGATGGGCAGACATGGTTTGTGGAAGTCAAAACCAAGGGCGGCAGACTGTCTGCGCTCCAGAAATTATTTGAAACCGACATGATGCTGTTGCGTCAAAACTACGCATGTCTTTGGACTAAGGAACAAGTTGATGAGTGGATTAAAAGTACTTAATTTGTACGCCGGTATCGGTGGTAACCGCCGTCTATGGGGGGGGTGTGAAGTGACGGCTGTTGAATACTCACCAGAGATCGCGCAAGTCTATGGACAGCTTTACCCGCAAGACACTGTGGTCGTCGGCGACGCGGTCGCGTACTTGGAAAAGCGCTACGCTGAGTTTGACTTTATCTGGGCCAGCCCGCCCTGCCCAAGCCACGGCCAGTATCGGCATAACGTTGGCGTCATTGGCAAAGGCTTTGCGCCCATCATGCCCGACATGTCGCTGTACGCGCAGATTGTATTTTTACAACACTATTTCAAAGGCAAATACGTCGTTGAAAACGTCAAGCCTTACTACGAGCCGCTTGTCAAACCCACGTTTGAAATGCAGCGCCATTTGTTTTGGTCAAACTTTGACGTCCCTGCGCGCAAGTTTGACAAGTCTGACATTCGGCACAAAAACAAGATTTCAGATTTTGAAGGCCATGAGATTGTCGCGGCTAGTAAGATTTCTAACAAGCGCCAGGCGCTACGCAATTGCGTTGACTCTGACTTAGGTCTGCATGTGTTTGAAAGCGCGTATGCGACTTAGACCCTATCAAGAGACAGCCGCTGACTTTCTCTACGAGCATGACCGCGCCATGATCTTGGCGCCCGTCGGTGCTGGTAAGACAGCCATCACGCTGACCGCTATGTGGGAGATGATCCGCGACGGCCACGTCAAGCGCTGGCTGGTGCTGGCACCCAAGCGCGTCTGCACGGACGTGTGGCCAGTCGAGCGCCCCAAGTGGGCAGACCGCATCAGCATGGCTCTGTGCGTTGGCACACCTAAGCAGCGCCTAGACGCCCTCAAGACCAACGCCCAAGTGGTTGTAACCAACTACGACAACTTGCAGTGGCTGGCCGAGCAGAAGCTGAACTTTGACGGGGTTGTGTTTGATGAACTCACGCGCCTTAAGAACCCATCCGGCACACGCTTCAAAGCGTTTCTCAAAGTGGTTGACCCCATGACGACACGCTGGGGCTTGACTGGCTCGTTCACCAGTAACGGTTTGGAAGATGTCTTTGGCCAGTGCAAGATCGTTGACCAGTCTTTGCTTGGCCGTTCAAAGGGCGCGTTCATGCAGCAGTACTTTGTGCTGGTCAACAAAGACTTTGGCGAATGGTCGCCGCGTGTAGGCTCGCTTGAGAAGGTTATGAACGTGATCAAGCCTGCCACATTTGTCCTGGAGGCAGGAGAGTATAAGGACAAGTTGCCGCCTTTGCATACTGTCGAAGTCAAGTGCGACATGGATCTGACGCCTTACAACAAGATGAAAAAGGACTTCGTGCTGGACGGCATCACGGCAGTCAACGCGGCTGTGGTCACGGGCAAGTTGCAACAATTAGCGTCAGGCTTTGTGTACGACACGATCACCACGCCATCGCATGTGCCTGGCAAGTTTACATCTACCCAGCGCCCGATCTGGTACGGCCTGCACAAGTTTGAACGCCTTGAAGAATTACTAGACGAGAACCAGCATGCCAACACCATCATTGTGTACAACTACCAAGAAGAACTTGCCGAACTCACAAGGCGCTTCGGACGTTTGCAAACCCTTGACAGCCCAGACGCCATCGAGCGATGGAATGCTGGAAAGAT